TGCAACATTGCAGCATCTGACTCGAGCATTTTGCGCTGCTGTCTATTTTTCATAATGTGGGTGCCAGCGCCGATTGCTAGTTTGACTACGTCAAGTATCATGTGATTATAGAGTTATTCCTAAGATGATAATTACGATGACTACTGCACCGATAATTTTGGTTTTCTTGGATGTGTCGTCCCACTTTTCCATTAACCATTCTTTTGCTGATTGGATCATTTGCGTCTCCTCTTCTTGTTTACACCGGCCTCGCTTAACGCGATAGCTACGGCTTGCTTCCTATTCTTAACCTTTTTATTGGATTTTCCAATGTTTAATTTACCTTTTTTATACTCACGCATTACCTTGCTGATTTTCTTTTCTTTTTTCAATTCATTCCCTCTACATACAACTTAGCGTAATCATCACCATAACCTTGATTTATTAATCTATTATAAATACTAAGTTGCCTATCATCTAATGTTCCAAAATATCGTTCTTGTTCTTCTTGAGCTCTTTGTTGTTCAAACTGCTGTTGTTGTTCCATCTGTTGTTGTTCCATTAAAGGATTTCCAGAAGGTTGTTTATCAACCATGTCACCAATTTGACTCATATAATATTGGCCATAAGCTTGGTATGGGTTAGCTAAATTACTACTAACTATACCAAATTGATCAGAAGGCATTCCATATGTACTGCCTGAATATTGAAAGCCTTGTTGAGCCGCTACCGTTGGATCTACATAAGCACCAGCATAATTAGGATTGACACCCATCATATTTGCTAGAGAACTGTTTGATAAATTATAACCTAGTGACCCTTGAATATTACCTGCTTCATCTGTTTTAAAAATTCCTGCATTTATTATGCCTTGAGCTTTTAGTGCATCAGGAGTGTAATAGGTATCCATGTCAGGGGTTACACCCGTCTCAAATGCTGTGTTTAAAGTTTCTTGTAAAGTTAAACCAGTGGTAGGGTCAGTGTAATTTCCTACAGCTGCTGAGAATGCTGGTTTGCCCGTAAAAATATTTCCTATTTGTTGAGCTAAAACACCTTGCATACCTATATTTGTTAAACCCTTTGCAAGTTCTCCATAACCAATTTGATCTCCAATAGCAGCAAGATCTTTTGCCGTCATACCGGTTAAATATGACTTAGCAGCAGCTATACCATAATCAGAGTATTTTGCATCTTCGGGGACACCTGCAATACTATCATATGCTCCGGTAAAAGTATCTATTATACCTTTAGCTTGATTTGCAAGAGAGGTTTGATTTAATCCAAAAGCTGTCATTGCTGAAATCGCTTCTGGCTTATACCTATCCTGTAACGCACTTAGGGTTGTTCCCATCTGCCTAGCAAATGCTTCCATTTGTTGTTTGCTAACAGTTTCTGGATTAACGTTAGTTAATTTAGTTTTGATAGAATCATACAAACCTTTTTCTAACGGGTTTTCTAAATTAAAATTAGTAGCTAAAGCTTCTATTTGTTTCTTTTGATATGTTTCAAAATCAGGTACTCCTGGTGTTCCTAATTCTCCTGGATCTCTATCACTTATCGGTCCTAAACCGTATCCAACATAATTACCATCTTCGTCTGTTAGTGGTTGACCAGCGCCCATAACAACGCCACCGTATTGGTCGGTTTGTGCGTATGCGTTATTTAGGTTTTGAAGTTCTGACACCGTCTGAGTGTTCATTCGACGGTTATCACGGTTTCTGTCTCTACTGGTTCCCCCGTAACCCGAACCTAATCCACCACCATGCTCCGCGTCAGCCATTATTTATCCTCTATTACAGTGGCTTTCATCTGTTTTATGCCGTCTTTTGCTAATGAAACTGACGCTCTAAGCTTAGCATGTTCGTCATCTTGCTGTAATTTAGCGTCAAATTCTTGGCCTCCTTGGATCAGTTTTAAAGTGTCCATAGTGGCTTTTTCATCACTTTCCTTCTCTTTTCTTTGCTGATCTTGAGCTTTTAATTGCACTTCATCGGCCTTTAATTTCAATAATGGGTCATTATCAAGTTGATTTAACACTTTTTTCTCTTCTTCTAGGTAATCAGTGGTCAATTGAGCCACTAATTGTGCTTTTCTAGCCTCAATTCGGTCAGTTTCTTGCTTAATTTGCTGTTGAACCTGCATAACTTGCGGATTTTGAGGGTTCATACCACCCATTTGTTGCATATTTGCTGTTAATTGCTGAATTTGTGCAATTTCTTCTGCAAATTCTAGTTGAACTTGCTCTTGAGACATCAATGCAATGTGTTCCATGCAGTTTTTTGACAATAATGCAAGTGCTTGAGGGTTATTTCTAGCCATAAATGTGCCCATAAACGTCAAATGTGCATCCATGTGTGCCTGATGGTCTTGTCCTGGGAATGCTTTGAACGGTTTTCCTGACATTGCCATGATATTTTCCATCGCAGGGTCCATTGGAGCAGGTTTTTGCGGTGGCGGTAGTATAACATTTACGTTTTTTATGCCTAACGCTTCATACATGCCTCTGTATGCTTCATACAAGTTGTGCATTTTTGGATTTGATAATGCTAATTGCAATGCACTTTGTGCAACTGTAATTCTTTGTGTTTGTGAGAAGATGTTTGGATCTGCTACAGGAATAATATCTATTCTTTCGTTAAAGTCTGCTTGTTTAATTTGTTTTTGTGCACCAACAATATCATACGGATAAACCGGTGGTAGGTATGTTGCAAACGCTTCAGACATTAATATAAATTCTTGTTTCATTGATGCATACAATCTTTTGTGTATAGCAGACATAACTCTTGAGCCTCTTTCCAATAATGCAACTGTAGTTCCAACAGCTGCACTTTGGTTCCCGTCTCCGACTTGCATATCAGCTATGCTCGCAAAACGTTGCCCAGATTGAACTACAAAATCCATAAGCTGTAGCAACGTTGCGTTAGGGCCTTTGAACGGTAAAGGCATGAATGCATCACTTAAGTTTCCACCAGGTGCATCAACATCTCTGAACTCACCCGGCTGCAACGGTTGAGCTTCATCACGTACTCTAATGCCTCGCATCTTGAATCCGGCCGGTAAATTTGACAAGGTGCCAGCGTCTAATAATTGTCTAAGTGCTGCAGTTGCAGTTCTAGACAATCCGCCGATCATGTGGATTAGGCCAAACCCATAGAAGCCAAGTCCTGGTAGGAACTTAAAGTGTACAAAATATTCTTTTCGTTTTTTAGTAGGATGATCTATGTCGAAGTTTCTTCTAACAGCTAAAACTTTGCCTGAACCTTCATCAATAGAAACAATGTAAGGAATTTTTATACCTGTTGGTTCTTGCATACTATCATCTAGTTCTTCAAACCCAGGTAAATCTAAATGCGTGTGAAATTCTAAAATATTATAAATTTCATCACTGTGTGGATCAATACCACCTAGTTCATCTTTTTTCTCTGTTACTTCATCAACGTTTGCATCTTCTTCTACAGCAACATCAGCATAAAATCCTGACAGCTGTTGTTTTAACAAATCGTTTCCTGACATTTTTATTTTGTGAATAATTGTTTCTGTGTCTTCTAAACTTGTTGCAGTATATGGAACATATAAATCTTCTGCAGGTACGAACTTAGAAACACAACGACCTAGTAGTGAGTCGTAATAAACTTTTTTAAATGTAGAACCTGATAGTGGTAAGTTAAATAACATCTGATCAAACTCTGGCTCGTACTCTTTCATCTCAACCATAATTTGATAGTTCATAAAATCTCTTACACGATCAGCTTGTTGTTCTCTGTCCGGTGTAACAGCGCCAACAATTTGTGTTCTAACTGGTCCATCAGCAGGTAGTAATTCTTTGTAAGCTAATGCTTGAAACTGTGTAACTGCTTCTGCAAGTACAGGGTGGGTTGCACCACTTGCACCCCTAAAAGGTTCTGCTCTGTCTTCGTATTTAAAACCAAGAAGGTCCATACCTTTTGTGTATGTGTTTTCCCAATCTTGTCTTGATGCTTTACAGTCTTCGTAAACTTGTATTAGGTCTGTAGATAATTGCTCAACATCGTCAGGATCCATTAAGTTAATTAAATTTTCGTTGTGTCCTTGTGGACCGGCCAGTGCATTTAATGCTTGTGGATCAAAATCTATTTCTGCTCCACCATCTTCTGTTGGTGTCACTTCGATGTTTGGTTTTGTGTTCATTTGTTGTTGCAACATTTCTGTTGCAGCTTGAGCGCCTGCTTGTGGTCCTTTTATTTGAAAAGAACGCCTAGGTCTTGGAACATTCAATGTTTTTTTATCAATTACCATAATTTACTCTCTCCTTAAATCTAGATGCTATGCCCCCTTGTTTCATACCCACTTTACCACCTTTTGCAAAATCTTCATCAAGAATTGGATTTCTATATTTTTCTATAAAATCATCAATCCCTTTTTCTGCTTCTTTTACTGACATCTTTCTACCGCCTGTTGCGAAGTTTTCCCAATTACGAACATCACCTTTTAAATCGTCGTAATCTCCAAAATTTTCATAATCGTACGGATCACCTTTTGCATATTCGCCTGCTTCAAAAGTTGGTTTATCTGTTACATAATGAGGTTCCATTTCTCCAGTCAATGGATTTTGTTTTCGTGTCACGGTTGTTTGTCCTGGTGCATATTCCATAGAAACTTGCTGGTAATCATTACCTCTACCACTTACTGTAATTTTACCTGTGGTCATGTCTTCATACATAGTATAATCCTCAAGTTTGTAAACTTTTTCTGTATCTCCGCCAGAAGTAAAGTCTGCATACTCTGGTTCTCTTGTAACTCTTCCTTTAGTTTTAATTCTATTTACAAGTAATGGGAACCACTCAGGCATTCCTGAAACTTTTTGTACCGCTTGTTTTGTAGCTCCGATCGGAGCTTTTGATACCATTTTTCCAAAAGGCGTTGCCAAACTTGCAATCCCTGCACCCATGAGTCCTAAGAAACCACGTCTAGAAAACTTTGGTCCACCACCTTCTGAAAGATGCACACGACCACCTTCAGCTGCTCCATATGCATCAGAGAAGTCAAAATCTTTTTCTGAAAAATTCATCTCTTCATCCGTAAAGGCTTTTGCTCCCATTCTAGTTGCTGGGTTAAATGCACTAAATAAACCTTTTTGTAGTTTTTCACCTAACTCAGGATTTTTATCTAAATAGTTTTGAAAATCTCTAATTGCTTTTTCAGCTCGTTGACGTTGCATCTGTACTTGTTCTGCATTCATAGAACCACCGGGGTTAAGACCAAAACCCATCGAGCTTGCACCTGGTGCATAAAACGCACCTAGAGCTTTAGATAATTCGTCTGCTTGATCACCAGATATATCTAATCCATAACTTTTTAAATATGCATCTGACTGAGCAATTCTTTCTTCTTGTTGTTTATCTTTTGCTGCTTGAAAAGCTGCCATACCTTCAGGAGACATTTGACCGTATGTACCACTTATTTTTTGTGCAGGTCCTATTCCATATTCTAGTGGATTAACTTTATTATACCCCAGTTGAGGATTTGCTCTTTCCATCAAAACTTTACCCAACGTATCCATTGCATGATATTCATTACTAAGACCATACGGACTACCATAGTGAGTACCAGGCATTCCCATTTGTACTCCAAACTGCTTTATACCTTTAGGATCAAAAAGGCCTAGAATAGTTGCAGCGTCTGGAACACCTCCGCCAGTATTAAAACCAATACGACCACCTTTTGCATTCAGTGTTCTTTTCTTTCCTCCAGGTACGTATGTGCCATCATTAAACGAATCTTCTATCTCTCTTGCTTTGTCAAAATTACCTTCTTCTATAGCTTCCATAATTTCATCTGTTGCTTTTTGTTTTAGGTCTTCATCTGCTTTGTTTATTTTCGCTCTGTCTGTTGCACCTGATGCATCTTCAAAAACTTTTGCATTTGCTTTCTTAATAGGGTCGTCTTCTAGCTCTGATAAAAGTTTACCTTCCTGCAATCCCTGCATTTGTGCCTTGTATTTTTTACTGTTCATAGGCACACCTAATTTAATTAGTCTAATATCTTTTTCTGATAGTTGGCTGTAAGGAATAATATCTGATGGATCATCTGTAACTCTAAAACCATACTCATCCAACATATCGTAAGATTTTTGATAATCGTCATCTTTAAAAACCCGTTTCCCCGCTCCAAGTTTCATTGTGTCTTTATCTCTTAAAACAGGTGGTGCATATTCTGATGGCTCTCTTTGAGCTAGCCTTTTTAAAAAGTCATCTACAAATTCTTCAAAGTCTCCTTGGTTTATTTTCTTAATACCTAAGAATGCATTTATCTGTTCGTCGTTATCAAACATTGTTCTCTTTGGATCACCTGCTTCATAACCTTCGTTCATGACATCAACAATTGTTTCTCTAATATCTTCTTCTGATCTGTTTGTTGCAGCTTGTACATCTGATATAAATTTATCAGACTCTGGCGTTGAAACTTGTTTTGGTTCTGGTGAAACTCGTTTTGCTCTCATCGCCCTTTCTGCTTCTAGTTGTGCTTCAGTTATGCCTCGTTGTTTCATAACAAACTCGTCGTATGACATCACGTCTGCATCTACACTTTCCATGTATTGTTCTCTTAAGGACTCTTCAGAAAAACTACCTTTGCCTTCTCTCCTTTGCATTTCTGTAAAAGACTCTGGGTTGTAGCTGTATTCTTTTGTTACAACGTTTCCGTCTTCGTCTATTATCTCGCCTTGTTTTTTAAATTGTCCTGGTGGTGTAGTTTCGTCGTATTTTGTAAAAACGTCTTCAACAGTGTTTGTGGGTTTAGCAGTTCCTGCTGTAGGTATGTCAGCTTTTTTACCAACACCAAACAGGTCCTTTAGATAATCTAAGCCTTTTTTAATTTTGTTTACGGCCATTAATAATACGTCCTTCGCTGTTGTGGTAACTCTTCATCCTCGTAGTCTTCTGGATGTTCTATAAAGCCACCTTGCCTAAATCTCATTACTGCTTGAGTCATGCTATCAACTAGGTCGTCATGTTCCCCCAGTGGAAATGCAGCGCACTCCTCAATCATGTCTTCAGCAAACTTGCGGTCCGGATAATAAATCATGCCTGACTCAAATAACGGAGCAACAGAGTTCACTCTAGTATGTTTATCATTTCCCTTGCTTGGTGTAAAGTTAATAACCGGTATGCCCAGTTTACGCATTTCATAGGTCAACGGCAAACCTGATGCTTTTGCCTCTACAATCACAGTTTCTGGTTTCCAGTAATCATACTGCTCTTTTGCTATTCTACGCAGTTCTGGAAACTCGTATCTATCCTTTACAAGGTCTAATAGTATAAGCCTCGGTCCATCGTCCTCGCTAGGTCTAAATACGCCCCATGTAGTTATGGCGCTGTAGTCAGCTGTTTCCTTCTTCATAAACGCGGTGTCATAAGATTGGATCACGTGCATTAGTGGCGGCAACTCGTCTTTCTCCCACGGCACCCACCATTCTCTTTTGATGATTGATCCCTCAGCGGCTGTTGGGTTTTGCTGGTACTGTGCATTCCATTTTTGTATATTCACGGATGCTTTCACCGCTTCTAATTCTTCTAGTTTCCAGTATCCTGGCCATACTGGTTTGCCTGATGGTAATATGGCAGGGAACTCGATCACTTCCCACTGGTCTGACT